CTTGGCCCACCCTTGACAGAGACAAGCTCCTTGACGCCTCGAAGGATTTCCGCAACCGCCACCCTTCGGGCTTGGGCTTTGTGTTGCTCATAACTTTCCCGGATGAACCGCTGGGCCGGGAAGAATCGATTTCCTCGCTTGGCCCCGAACTCTTGAGCCATGGGATACCACGCTCGCTTGCCTCGCTTCGTGACCGTAACGGGGATATCAGCGTCTCCAACCTTGACTTGAAAGAAGACCCGGCCGCGGCCGCTCTTTCCCGAGAGCTTGAGATTGGCCTTGAGCTTTCCGCTCCGCGAGGGGGCCCTCTCGATCGCGGAGCGTTGAATCGGCTTCATTGCAACCCGGAAGGCTTTTCGGATGATTCGATTGGCTATTTTGGGTTCAAGCTTTTGGAGTGCGATATCTAGATCTTTGTGGCCCGTTACAAGATAGCGAATCGAAGAGCGGCCCAAGGCTTATCCCCCTTGTTGGACCTCGCTGCAAAAGGCCCGCGTTTCGATCCCTCGCGAATCTTCGTCCATGATCCAAACAACATTGAGAACGCGGGCCCCAAAGAGAACTCGATCGGAGGCCCGGATATCGATCTTCCCACGGAGCCGGACTCGCGAGGTTGCATCAACCCGAAGTTGAGAAGCAATCTCCGATTCTTTTCCGGAGAGTCCGCGGACTTCGGCCCAATAGGTTCCCACCGAAGAATAGGTTGGTCTCATTTCTCCGAATTCGTCCGCGGCAAGAGTGGGCCGCTCGATCGTAACCCGATGGCGAAGTTGGCCCGTTCTCATGAATAGTTCTCGATTCGTAGGCTTTCGATCAAATTGGCCCACCCAAGCGGAAGCTCGGAAGTGATATTGCCAATGTTGACCGCTTCGCGGTTTTCGTACCAATGGGCCGCGAGAAAGCGAATCGCTTGCTTTGCTCGATTGGGCACGGAAGCCGCATCGGCAAACCCGCAAATCATACGAACGCGAACGGCTTCGATTTGATCGGAGAGAGCCGGAAGAACGAAGCCGCCCACGATGTCGAGCCGAGAGGGTTGCCCCCCTCGAAGAACGTATCCCGAAGGGGAGAGCGTTTGAAGAGCGTTCAACGGATCAAGATAGGTGATCGAGACGATCGAAGAGACCGGAGCCCGCGGGAGCCGGACCGGGAAGCTTGGCCAAGAGTCGAGAGCAAGCTCCCAAGTTTGCGGGAGAAGAGGGAGATTGGCCTCTTTTTCAACAAGCTCGCGAGCCGCGGAAATGAGAAACGAGATCAACCCATCATCGTCGGAGAGATCAACCCGAAGATGAGCCTTAGCTTCCGCAAGCGTAACGGGCTCAACCGTTGGTGGAGTGATTAGGCGAAGTCGCACGGGAAGGCCCCTTCTTGATCGCTTGTCTTGCTCTCTCCGGGCCCAAAGCAACCGCGGCCCGGGGCGAGGGGATCACGATTTCCGCGGCTCCGGATTCGAGATAGTAGGCCGCTTCTTCGGGGCTCGCTTCGACTTCGGCCCCCTCTCCGAAAACGTTGACTCCGTTGACGATAACGGCTTTTCCCGGAAGAACACGAATTCGAGGCAAAAGAGGAGCCCTCTCAAAAGGCCCGGGCCCCTCGCGAGAGAGGCCCGGGAAGTCCAGACCAACCGGCCGAAGAACCGGACGATCAAATATCAAGCCGTCAAGATATCGAGGGCACGAGCAAAGCTTCCGGCCCTCCGGATCGCGAAGTCTGCATCCTGGATCAAGGTAAATTTGACCGAACCCGCGGTATCTCCGGAGTAAGGATTCACGAGCAAATCGATCCCACCCCAAAGACCGAAGAGAGCGTCTTCGAAGTTGCCAAAAATCGCTCCGGAGCAAACCGTTCCGGAGGTTCCCTTGACGAGATTGCTGGGCATGTTCGACGTTGCAAGGGCTTGATATCCGTTGATCGTTTGATCATCGGCCCAAATAAATCGAGCGGTATTGGTTGCTCGCTCCGTGATCTTGAGTCGGCCGCGAGCATTGGGAGTCGTGACATACGCAAGCGAGCCCATGAGCCCGTTGGCGTTCTCGACGACCTGTTCAAATTCAACCATCTTGGCCCAAGTCGGGAGAGCCCCGTTGGTGCCGAAAGCAACCGTCGTAACGGCCGCGGTCTGCAAGATCCCGCGAGGTTGAGCGCCGGAGCCGGATCCGTTCAACCCAACCCGATCGATCTCAACCGCAAGACCATCCATCAAGTCCATCCGGATAGTCGATTCCGGATCAAGCGAGGTTTGCTTCATGAACTTTCGCGAGACAACCGAAGAGCCGATCACGCTCTTCGGCTCAATCGCCACGGCATCCATGTTGGGTTGGCCCGGAGTCGCGGCCGAACCCTCCGCAATCCACGCGAATCCCGTTCCGGCAGTCTTGCGAGGAAGCGAGAACTTCCCTTGAAGACCCGAAAGAATCGGGGCCCCAAGATCAGCCATCACCATTTTGGCCCGAAGAACGTCAATCAACGTCGGAGGAGTAACCGTTGCAACGGCTCCGGCTCCCGTCGTGGTATCGAGATCACGAAATTGGAGACCGCTAAGGAAAGCGATCCGCCTCGCGACGGAGAGCGAAACCGAAGCGATCGAGCGGAAGTCCCAAGGGAGATCCCAAGGAACCGTAATTTGGCCAACCGGCTCCCGCTCAAGACCCCTCCGGGCCTCCGCATTAACTTCGGCCTCGATCCCGTCAAGAAGCCGCCCATCAACGACAAGCGAAGCGGCCCGACAAATCGAGTAGCGTCGGGGGTTGCCCATGTGATCCCGCGTGCAATTGGGATCATTGTGGGGCCCCGTCGGCTTCGAGACTCGGCCCGCGGATTGGCGAGCTTCTTCCGATCGCTTGTCCCAAGTATCGACAAGTTCCGCTTGCCGAAGGAGGCTCGCGGCCTCCGATTCGAGGTTGGCAAGGAGGGCTTGCTCATCCCCGTTGATCTCGCGGCCTTCCGCGGCCGCTTGCGTAACGATTTGGCGACAACGCTCGATCACTTCGGCGTGCCGCCGACGAATTTCCGCGGATCCCAAGAGGGACCTCCTTTCGAAATTTCAAAGAACCGGCCGATCGAAACGCTCGATCAACCCACCGACAAGCCGAGCTTCTTGGCCCACTCATCCCGAAGGGGAGCTTGAGCCCGCGAGCTTTGCTTCACTTCCTCGCGGATCCGATCGAGAGAGCGGGCCGACACCTTGGCCCCCGGATACGCAGGATAAGTCACGATCGAAACGTCGAAGAGATCAACGTCCGTGATCTCATCATCAACCCATTGTCGCCCGTCTTCGCCTCGATAGATCCTCCGGCTCATCCCCTTCGAGGAGGGCAAGAAGGCGAAGCTCATGGAATCGAGGTCTCCCCGTTCCATGAGATAAAGCGTCTCATCCCCAAGCCAAGTCGAAGGGAGATCGATCTCCGTTGCAAGCCCTTGAGCGTCTTCGGCAAGTCGCACGGTTCCGGAGACCGTTCGCCCCAACAAGAGGGAGGGATTGTGATCTCGAAGGGCCCGAACGTCCTGCCCCTCGCGGATCGCTCGCGAGAATGTTCCGGGCCGAATGATCTCGCGGAGAAGGAAGTCTTCGTCTTCCCAAAGCGTTGTCCATTGATCGAAAACGGAGGCATGGCCAACCGCGATCGGAGGCCCGGAGTCTTCGCTTCTCCGGAGAATCTTCGGCCGCTCTTGAAGAAATCGTCTCTCAGGTTCTCGCATTGGCCGCGGCTCCGGAGGGGGAAGGATTCTTCCCCGCGTTTTCAAGAGTTGTCATGTTCAACGGAACGAGATAGACATTCCCCCCGGAGACCGGATCCATATTCTCCTTGGCCCGGATCTCGTTGGGAGAAATCGCTCCAAGGTCTCGAAGCTTCGCGTAAAATTCGGCCCGGGCTTTCGAGTCCGCTCGGAGGAAAGCCGCGAGATTGTGCTCGACATAGAAGCCCGCTCGCCTCTCCTCCGGAGTGAAGAGCTTAAGATTCAAGGATTGCTCAATCGACTCGCACCATGGGCCAACGACAGTAATCAAGTAATCAAGATTTGCCGATTCGACGTTGGCATAATGGGCTTCCGAGTATTCCCCAATTTTGTTCGGAGGGACTCGATAGATCCCCGCAACCTCGATCGCGGAGAATTGGCGAGTCGCGAGGAATTGGGCATCTTGGGGGTTGACGGAGAAGGGAACCCAATCCATTCCACCCGTGAGGATCGCGGGCCTCCCAACCGCATCGGGCCCGGAGTGCATGTCTGCCCACGCCTCGCGGGCCGCTTCGCGTTGGATCTCATCCAACCGGCCCGGGATCTTGAGACCTCCGGAGGGCCTCGCAGCGTTGGCGAAGAAAGCCTTCCCCCAAGTCTCCGCGTTCTTCGCAAGCTCGAAGGAGTCGCGAAGAAGGCGGACCGGGGAATACCCAACCAAACCGTCAAAACCGAGACCCGCAAGATGGATCACATCGCGAGGGGGGAGGCTTGCTCGCCCCCGTTCGATTCGATAGTAAATCCGCCCCGCCTCGATCCGGACCGGGCCAAGCGGAGTTGAGATCGTGAGGTCTCGCGAAGCCCGAACCGGCTCGACTTCGTTCGGGGGGAGAAGATGGATCCGAAGCGGCCGCTCCGAGCGGTCTCGCTCAATCTCGAAGTAAGCGTTCCCCCACCCGAGAACGTGACCCATAGCCGCTTGCCGCTGGCGAAACGAAGTAGTCTCTCCGTCGGGGCTCGAAGCCAAGAGATCGTAGACCGCGTGGCCCGTTTCTTCCGATCGCGTTCCGTCGGGGTTCTTGCGATAGACCTTAAGCGGGAGGCTTGCAACGTCAGTCGATAGAGCGTTGATTGCTCGATAAGCCGCGGAGAGGGTAAGAGCCGCTTGGGGGGTTGCCAGGAAGCGAGAGCCTCCGGTCCGATAGATTTGTCCCGTTCGCGGATCCTCCTTGTGAGATCCCGACTCAAGGAACTTCTCGCGGAATTTTGCAAGAATCCCCACTTCAAGCCCCCACAATCCAAAAAGATCCGGCCGCGAGAACGCCTCCGGGATTCGCAATCTTCAAGAGCTTGCGAGGCCCCACGACATATCCCGCGGTCTCTTGTGTGTAGATCAGCCTTCCGCACGAAGGGGGGATTGTAAGCTTCGCTCCCGCGGCCTCTCCAATCGGATCCCACCATTCGTTGATTGAGCCTTCGGCCCCCAGAACAAGACTCGGCTTCGAAGCGTTGGCCGCTTCGGAATTCCATGCATGCAACGCGAAGACTTTCGCAAAGCTTGTATCCCCTTTCCCTCCAGTCAAAGCCGTGAGATCAAGAACAAGCGAAGCCCCACCCGCGAGCGAGATCGGCCGATAGAAGATCTTCGTAGCGAGAGCCGTGAGATCCGCGGCCGAAGTGAAAGCGGCCCGAAGAGACTCGGAGACTCCCGTATTAGAATCGAGACGGCTCGCCTCGAATCGCGGAGTGGCAAGGACCCTTTCAATCGTGGTTGGCAACGTCAATTCTCCGGATTCAATTCTCGCCTTAACCGCTCAATTGCGGCCCGACGATCAAGACAAACCGTCGTCGTCCCCACTCCGCAACCCGTTGTTGCCACGATCTCTTTGTCTGTATGGCCTTCCATCCAAGCCTTTATGACCCGCCGACGTCTCCAATCGAGAGCCGTCAACAAATCGTTGACTTCGTATTGAGCAATCGGATTGAAGCCGACGGGATCAAAGTCGAGTTGAGAAGCGGGCCTCCTTCTTCGAGATCGATTGAAATCAAGAATTGCACACTTCATTCGAAAGCCTAAGTATGTAAGAAGATTAGGATTTCGCTTCTTATCATATCGGCCCAAGTGAACATAGAAGGCCAAAAGAGCAACGTCTTGGGCTTCCTCCGGATCGAGCCGACAAAGCTTTCGGGAAAGGCATTTCGAGTGGCGAAGAGCCCAAGGCCAAAGATCAGCCGCGAGCTTTCGGCATTGAACGGAGTCCATTGAAATCAACCTCAGAGAATCAAGATCCCCGCGGATTCTTCCTCTTCCGCGGAGAGGGCCCCCGCGAAAGCGTTGACTAAGGCCGCGGCTCCGTCGATTTTGTTCCGGCCCTTTTGCTTGTCGAGCTTGATGTTCCCGCCCGCATCCTTCACAACGATCGCGTTCCTCATGTTCCAAGCGGAGACCGGGCTTCCGTCGTGATCGAAGATCCCGCCGCGGATCGCTCGCTCAAGCTCTTTTGTCGGGCCACTCAGAGAGAGATAGCCTTGTCGAAGAAGCTTGATCGGAACGGAATGCTCCGTCTCAAGCTCCGTCGCAAACTGGAAAGCGTTGAACGGATCCGCGAGCAAAAGCCGAACGTCAAGCGACTCGCAAAGCTCAAGAATAGATTGACGTATGAAGCCATAATCAACCACTCGCCCCGGAGTCAAGGTGAGCCAGCCCTTTTCCGCCCACTCCCGATAAGGGACGCGATCACGCCTCTCGGCTTCCTCAATCGAGTCTTTCGGAAGCCAATACTTGAACGTCGCTCGGAAGCGATCCTCTCGAGATCCCGTTACGATCGCGAGAGCCGTGAGATCCTTGTTGGCCGAAAGATCGAGCCCCAAGAAACAAGGGAGACCGCGAAACGGCTCGATCCCGGAGACCCGCCCGCAAGATTCCCAAGCCGCGGGCTCGATCCATTGGCGTTCTTGGACCCCCCAAATATTGAGCCGGAGCCGAAGGAAGTTTGCCCAATCGAAGGGATCTCGCTTCGCGTCTTCAAGCTCCGCTCGAAAATCATCGATCCGGATTGTTTCTCCGAGCGAGGGGTTGGCCTTCTTCCAAGTCTTCGGATTTTCGAGATCATCGATCTCGGGATCGGCCGCATATATGATCCCTAAGTGGGTCCAATCTCGAAGCTCTCCCGCGTTGATTGCAACGCTCTTTTCATGTTGCTCCCAACAAATTGAATCGCGAGTATCCCCCGCCGTCGTGATTGCATCGATCAGATATTGGAACCTCGCGGCCCCCGCGTAGCGAAAGACACTCCACATATCTCGCTTGGCTTGTCTATGCAATTCGTCGAAGATCACCACCGAAGGATTGAGACCATCCTTCGAAGGAACGTCGGCCGAATTCGCCACGATCTTTCCCGAGTTGATCGGGGAAACGATCGTCTTCCGCGAGGGGATCACAGAGAGCCGTCTCCGGAGAGCCGGAGAGGCTTCAACCATTCGGGCCGCTTCGTCGAAGATGATCGAGGCTTGTTGACGATCAACCGCGTTCAAGTGAACTTCCGGAACTGGCTCCCCGTCCGCGATCGCGTGATAATTCGCTCTCCCCGCGATCTCCGTTGACTTGCCGTTCTTCTTGGGAACTTCGAGATAGGAAGTCCGGAACCTCCTCGATCCGTCTTCGCGAAGCCACCCATAAAGCCGCTTGATCCGATCCTTTTGCCAGTCCATGAGCCGGATAGTTTGGCCCGCCCACTTCCCGTGGGAAAGCTTGCAAAACGCTTCGAGGAAGTCGATTACATCCTCCCCGCGAGACTCATCGAAGCGGCAACCATTCGCGAGAGCCAATTCATCGGAGGGGTTCCGGATCGGATCGAAAGCCTTCTTCTTCGGCACGATCAACCCCGCTTGGCTTTCCTCGAAGCGGCCCACGCTTCAAGCTCGTCAACCTGTTTATCATCCGGAGGGGCCTTGATCCGGCTCCGAGAAACCGGAGTCAAGCCGCACTCGGAGAGGAGCCTCGCAATCTGAGCCGTTGCCTCTTTTGCGATTGCAACCGAAGGGTTGGCCTTCGGGGCTCCGAGCGAAGTCTCCGAGAGAATCCCGTTCTCTTGAATGTCGAGGGTTGCCGCATGCAAGCGAGAGTAAGCGAGAGCGTAGACTTCGAGGATCCCACCATCGGCAACCGTGAGGATCTTCAGGTCTTCAAGTTGAGCGGCAAGCTCTTCCCAAGCAAGGGAAGCGATCCGATCTCGAAGAACAAGATCCGGAACCTTGGGCCGCCCCAAGGGGGCGAGCGGCTCCGAAAAGTTGATCCGATCGGCCCGAACTCCTTCAAGGATCTTGAGAGCCGTCGGCTTCGGCTTTCGACCTGGCTTCGCTGGCATCAGACTTCCCACTCCCCTTGAATCCGGAAAACCTTTCCATCGATCAAGAGAGCCACTCGCGAGAGCGGCTTGGGCCCGGAGTCTTCGGGGCCCGGGCCCGGAATCGGAGTCGGAATTGGGATCGGAACGGAGATCGGCCCACCGTAGCGAGCCCGAACGGCCGCGAGGTCTCCGGGCCCAAGGTGAGATCCGCGGCCGCTCCGGATCCGGGGAAACATGATATCCGCGGGATCATTGGAGTGAGGCAAGCCGAGATTATGAAGATATTCATGAACGCGAACTTGTTCGCGATCGCTTTCGGAGAGGCTCTCTTGAGAGTCGGTCCATTGCTTGAGTTGATCGCTCTCGGAAGCCCCACAAGGAAGCTCGGCTTTTGCGAGGATCCTTCCGGGCCCGTCGATCCGCTCGACAAAGTCGACAATGTTTGCGTCTCTAAGAGGAACCCCTATTTCAAACCGAATCCCGCAAGCCTCCGAGATAATCGCAAGGGCTCGCCTCGAAAGCTCCGCGGACCGGGCCGCTCCGAGTTGGGGGATCACGTATCCCGAGAAGTTAACTCGGATCGGCCCATGGGCCCATTGACAAAGACCATTAGCCGCAAGGATATCGGGGCAACCGCACCGCGGAGCCGCAAGCAAGGCTTGGGCTTGCTTGAGAGGGTTGGACCCAACCGTCTCCCCGTAGAAGCGAATCAAGGAAGCCGCGGCCGAAGCCAGAGAATCCCAAGTCACAATCGGAGGGGGAGGGGCCGCGGCAACCCCCGGAGCGGAAACCGCGATCGCTCCATTGTGGCCGAACCTCGCGAGCAAAGCCGCGAGGTCTTGAGCTTCGGGATTGAGGCTCATCAATCGAGGC